CATTTGCCCAGTCGGTCGAGGACTTTTTCTTCTGAAAATCGTCAACGTCGTAGTCCAAGTCAAACTCGTTGGCGTAGGTCGCATTGTTGGTCGTGCTGAAAGCGAGTTTGCCCGCTCCCGAAGCCAACGCCCAAGCGATATACTCCAACTCGGACTGTACGCCTGTGAAGCAGAAGTCCACATCTTCGCCCCAATACTGAACGAGGCGGGTTGCGTCCTCGTCCTGTGCGAAAGCGAGTTCGGTCTGATACTCCTTGATTTCCGAGCGTGTCATTTCACGGGAAATGCTGATGAAAGGAATATCGCCTTTTGCGCTCTCGAAGATAGGACGACGCTTGCGGACGATAGTGCCGTTATCCGTGTGGAGGTCGGCGGCAACATTGCGCTTGGCAAGTTGGTTGCCGAGGGTGCGCCAAATGAAGCCGTTTACCTTTTTCACGGGGAAGTGCGTTCCAAAGAGGAAAGGCTTTGCGTCAACAGTATTCAGACGCGCCTGTACCATCTGCTGGGTAAGCCCTTGAATAAGGGTGTTAGTGATTGTAGCCATAGTCTTTTATGCGTGTCTGTTGTTAATAATTGATGATACCTTTAAGGGCGGAGGCAATAGCGGTCGGGAGCGGGTTACCCTTGGTAACGCCGATTACCCAAGCGTCCACGTCGAGGTTCTGTCCCTTTGCGACGGGCTTGCCTGTGCCTGTAAGAGAGAGAGGAGCATACTTCAATGCAGAACCGCTTGCTCCTGCGGCTGCTGCCTGCATAAGCTGGTCGCCGATAGAGGCGGCTGCTCCGAGAGTAGTCCCAACGGTTATCACATCGTAACCGCTGTTTGAATTGTCGATTGCGGTAATGGCATAAGCCTTGGCGTTGGTCACCAACATTACCACATCGCCGACAATGAAAGGATGTCCCTTTGCGACCTTATAGGTGGTGTCACTGTTGGTAGCGTCAGCCGTGAGGGTTGCTCGCTTTACCACATGGCAGACACCGCTAACAGGAGCGGACAGGACAGTTCCCTCGGGCAGATAGTCGCAACCGAGTTCGGTAACATTAACCGAAACGCCGCCGCGAATGTCTGCAATCTTGTGCATAAAGACACGGGGTGTGCGGGTGTCCTTACGCCTTTTAACTGTCATACTCATTGCGATAAATGTTTAATTTGTTAGACATTAGAACGGCTGACCGTCTTTGTCGGCTTTGCCCTCGCGAACTGCGATTGCCGCCTCCTGTTCCTTGGTCAATGCGTCCCCTTGATTTCCGCCGCCGTTGTGTGCGGCAGGTCTGCCGAATACAGCCCCTTTGGAGTTGATGTCTGCAACAAGCCCGTCCACCTCGGTTGTCACCTCGCCAAGGAGTGTCGTAAACTGCTCCTCTGTCAGCGTATCAACGGAGATACGCTCATAAGGCTTGCGGAGATTGTCGGGCAACTTGGAGATAATCGTCGAAAGTTGCTGCTTGCGGGTTGCGGTTGTACGTTCGCCCTTCATCTTGTTTACTTCCTCTGTCAACTGCTTGTTGCTGTTAATCAGAGCCTGTGCCCAAGCGGGAACGGCTTCTGCACCCCCTGCGGGTTGTGTGGTTGTTTGAACGGTTGCGTCACCATTTGCAGGTGCGCCCCCGTCGGGAGAAACGGGCTTGCCGTCTTTCAAGCCGTATTTACTTTCGTAATTGGTGACGGCTGTCTGTTGGGCTTCCGTTGCACGGCTGTCGCCGTAACTTTCGATAACCTCGATGAGTTCCTGTGTAACCCCCGCAACAGCGGTTGCCACCTGCTCATCAGTTGTAACAGTCTTGGCGAGTTTCTCGGCAATCCTGTTAAGGACATTGGCGTTGACCCCCTGGAATTTGGCTTTCAACGCCTCGAAAATTTTCTGTTTCATACTTGTATGGATTAAATAAACTGTTCGGTAAATCGCCACAAAGGTAGTCATTTTCTTTGAAACCGATTACAATATAATCAGAAAAATTTTCGTTTTTCGGCACAAATTATTTGATTTGTGCATTGTTTTGGCAAATCGGAGGGTATTTTAACGGCATTCCCTTAATAAGAGTTAAAAATCAAATAAAATAACCTGTTCAGTTAAAAATTTTCCCGTAAAGATTTGTTTGAATGAAAATACTTCACTTACTTTGCATCGTGATTATGATACAATCACTTTTAACAACCGAAAAATGACAGCAATTATGGCGCAGCAGACATTAAACTACTCAACGAGCTACCTCAACAGGAACTACCTCTTTAAGGTGGCAGGTGATAACGGCGACGGCGTGAAGTTGAACAAACTCGTCGGGGTGAGCGGACTTGTAAGCCTTATCGGTGTTGAACTCGTAAACAAGTTCGTGGCTCGGGCAGAGCGTGACGGGCAGGACGCTTGTTACTGCCGCCTCCGCCGAGGTCTGAAAGTTACGCTGTACCTGCATTGATAACCTCAAAAACAGATAAAACAATGGCACAGGCAATTATCGAGGGCGCATACCTTATGGGATTTGAGCCGAGCAAGGACAACCTCTCCGCCGAGCAACTGCTTGAGGAGGCACAAGAATATCTCTTTTTAAGTTTAACCAAATAAACAGTTTTCAATTATGCAAACATCAGGAGTTACCCTGCAACAGGGATTGAACGAAGTTGTAATGAACAAAGTTCAGATAATGATTGACGGCAAAGCCGTCGGAGTACAGGCAACTATGGAGCGTCTTATCAACGAGGGTAAGATAGCACAGGACTACATCGCCCCCATAGGTGTGAACCTCAAAGTGAACGACCACAGCCCCGTGATAACCTTTGACGGGGGCGGCGACCACCTCGCTATGAACATGCCCGACGGCGTGTTCTCGCTCCACGACAACGCCATAGGACAGTTGGCGGAGCGTATGGGAGTGCCGAAGCGATACCTCAAAGACCTTGCGTCGGGCGAGCCTTGGGCAAGGTTGCTCGCCGCAACGGTTCTCAACGAACACAGCGGTTGGACGCAGCGTAGCCGTGTCCTTGTCCGCACCGTCGGAACACAGGTTCGAGGTGTGTTGAGCGACAGTTACCGCCGCTTGAACAGCGTTGAAATATTGACCGCCTTTGTACAGGAGGCGGCGGGGCAGGGGGCTGTCATCAGCGACGCATATATGAACGACACAAAGGTTTGGGCGGAAACGATACTGCCGCAGCCGATAGTCGTGCCGACCGCCAACAACGGCGATGTGGTTATCTTCGCAGGGGCAAGGTTCAGCACATCGGACTACGGCGACGGTGCCGTTGATATGCGGGCTTTCCTTTTGAACGGGGCTTGCTTGAACGGCATGGTGCGTGAGAGCGTGATGAAGCAGGTACACCTTGGCTCGAAACTGCCCGACAACCTCGCCATTTCACAGCGCACCTACGAACTCGACACCGCAACGACCGTTTCAGCCGTCCGTGACTTGACAAAGGGGCTTTTCAGCCGTGAGACGCTCGAACGCAAAGCCTACGAGATACAGGGGGCGAGCGAGATTGAGGTGGACGCAGAGCGTGAGATTAAGAAACTCACGAAAGAGGGCGGACTGATGAAGTCGGAGGGACAGGAGGTTGAACGCCTGTTGATGAAGAACGACCCCGAGGACGGCGTACAGGGTGCAATGACACTTTGGAAACTGACACAGGCTATCACAGCCCACGCCCGTGAACTCTCACCCGAGCGCAGCCGTGAACTTCACGAAATCAGCGGAGCATTGATGAACCGTGTTAAGTTACCCGCATAACAGAACGACAGCCCGCCTTGCGCCCCTAAAGGTGTGAGGCGGGCGTTTATCGTCGATAACGGTGTTATAACTTTGTTAAGCGGTGTTATACGGTGTTATAACAAATTATAACAAAAGAAAGTAAAAGAAAAGAAATAAAAAGAAAGTAAACTAAAGTAGTATTGTTATTGATATAACAATAGATAACTATGCTAACGCATAGTCGTGGACTGCTCCAAAGGTTTAACAGGATTTCGCCTGTATGTCAAAGGGGCGTAAAACAGAAAAAGTATGGCAAAAAAGACATTCAAAATCAGAGCCAAGTTCGTCTTCGGCGGACAGGTCAAAGTACAGGCGCACAGCCGACAGGAGGCGGAGGCGACCGTTGAAAGCAAGTTAGCCGCCCTGCTCGGCAAGGTGTTCGCCGACAGTGAGGACATCGTGGATTGGGAGTTCGGAACACACTCCGACACGGTTATCAACCGCAAGGAACAGAAACAGGAGGAGGGCGTGTTATGAGCGAGGAGCAAATCTTTCGGGTGGCTTTCCGTGAGCCGCCCATTGAGGGCGACAGCCGCACGGAGTTCTTCTTCCACAGCCTGTCGGCGATTTACGAGGTGTTCACGGCGGAACAGGTCGGGTGCAAGGTGTCCCGCCTGTGGAACATCGGAGTCTCAAACGGAACGCCCTACGACGGTCGCCTGTGTACGGTAACCAAAGAGCCTATCAGTCGGAAAAAGCGCACAAAAGCCCCAAAAACGCCGCAAGCGGACGGGGATAATAACTTACACGATTGCGAAAAGTGACGCCGAAATACGACGAATTGCGATAAAATAACTAACTTTGCAAACGCAAATGAAAGATTATCAAGACATAGCGAAACAGTATGCGACAAAGCACGGCTGCGACATTGTGCAGCCCTCCGCAGATCGTAACGGGTACAGGTACTTCCACCTTGACTTCACAGGTCGCCCCCGTTACACGGGACACCCGCATATCATCAAAATAAGCCCCGCTGGGAAAGTCCAACGGGTGCTTAATGTTGATGAAATCTATTGGGCGTACAACCACCGCACTATAACCAACGGGCAATCCGTCTGAAAACATCGGGTCGCAGGAGGAGTTTATCGACCTTCAGCACCTCGAAATACTCAACATCACGGGCGGCGTATTCTTCGAGTTTGAGGAATGCGCCGTCTTGTGCGTCGTAGAAGTAAATGCGCCCGTCGGGTAGGCGTTCCGCTGTTATGACGTGTCCTCTGTTCTCGGATATATTTATGCCGATGTGGTAACGCCCCGCTGCCCGTGTCTGTGCTTCCACCTTGCCGAGCAAAGCGTCAAATGAAGCAGCCCGAAGCGGTGTCGGCGTTGGTGTCTTACCTGTTTTCGGGTGTTGCCAAATAGCCTCGAAGTGTTCGCCGAGTTCGTAGGTTGCGCTGCCCCGTGTGCCGTCGTAACCGAGCGCAGTTACATTCAGTCCACGCAGCCGAGCCTCGTGTACGGCGACAGCCGCTTGACAGTTGGAGGCGAACTCGTCGCCCTTGCCCCAAGAGGCGTTGGCTCGTCCCTCGTCGGCTTCGAGAAACGGCATAGGCTTGGGCGGTGTCTCGAAGCCGAAGTCCTGTGCGATAGTCGCTGTGTTCTGCGTCACCTCCTCCGTAAGCGTCGGGGCGGGCATATCCTCGTAAGCCTTGAATGCCGCCCTTGTCGCCGTCCGTCCGAGTTTCGTCCCTGTGACAGCTCCGACAGCACCATAATGCGGCTGTACGCCCGAATACTTGGGATTGTCGGCGAGGAAATAAGGAACGCTCGTTGTGCGTTGCAGACGCTCGTCGTTCTCTGTGAGCCAGTCCTTGAAAGCCTGTGGAACATCACGGACACGGTTCACGCTCTCCCCGTCGGGCTTCTCGCCGTTGAGTATGCGCTGCGTATCACGGTCGATTTCTTCCTGTGTTTTCAGTATCGAGGTGGCGTAACATCGGCAATGAGGATGCCACCCCGTGAACTTGAAATCCTTTGGGTACTTACCCGCCAAGCGGTCGCAGATGTCCTTGAATGGCTTGCCGTTGAGTGTGTGGTTGTTTGATAGGTGTATCTCTATGCCGACAACGAAGTCCATTTGCTGCCAACGCAGGTGGTCGGAGGTTCGGTAGGCGATGTTTGTTTCCGTTGCAGCGAGCCGTCGGGCATTTTTGTACGAGGAACGGTACACGCCCTGCCCTGGGTGGTATGCCCTTGCACGCTTCGATAGTTGTAACTGTCCGTGTTCATCACGGACACGGCGGAACAGGCGGTCGGGCTGTCGGAGGTACTGCCGTATATCACGGCTTAACTCGTCGGCGGAGCGTCCGCTGCGTATGCCGACATCAAGCCCCATTTCGAGTTCCTCCTTGAACTGCGCCGTGAGGTTCCACACCCGTTGCGACAGGTTCAGCCCGCCGACACGCCGTTGTGCAAAGGCTTGCCTTGCTGCGTCGTTCGTGCTGTAATAACGGCGGTACTGTGCTTGTGTCAGCCGCCCCACGTTGCGCCCGAAGACACGGTTTGCGAGTTCGCTGTTTTTGTTGTTGGCGAGCGTCCATTCAGCGTCTATACCATTCAGCACGACCGCCTCCATTCGCGATTTCAGCCCCGACATCAGCGTTTCAATGCGTTTGCGGGTAATTGGGTAATCGTCGAAAGAAAACAGCGTGTCGGGCTTTATAGCCCCCACAGTGCCGCTTATAGCGATAGCCTCACGGATAGCCGCTTGATAGATAGCGTCCATTTGCAGCTCGTAAACCTTGATATTGCGCTTGTGCCGCAGGTCATATTTGTTTTGCTTCTTCGCCATTGTCCTGTCGCAGTTTGAAATGTTCACATTGCGGGTCGGAGAGGAATATACAGAACTTTCCACCCTGTTGTTTGTGGGGGCAGCGGCAAAGTATCAAATGCCCGTCAAGTGCCTTGCTGTGCCAATCGTAACTGTTGGCGCAATCCCGACACTTGTATTGTGGGGCTTCCTTTACCTGCCGACGGTTGGGGTATCTCGCAGCCATAGTTGCTTACTCTGTTGGGTTAAACACATCGCCTACACCCTGCTGTGCGATTTCTTCGAGTGTCTTATCCACATCGTCGCTGTGTCCGAACTCCTCAATACTCTCTCGCTGCGACATAATAGGTTCGCCGCCATTGGCTGTCATAAGCATATCGACCGTTTCCTTTGTGTCCGTGATAGAGAATGGCGTTATCTTGGTTTCCACTTTCAGTGCATCGATTTCCTTGTGGTAACGCTCGGGCAGGGCGGTTTTGAGGAACGCCTTTACTACATTTATTTCACGGTCGAAGCCCTCCAAGAGCCGTCCGCTCTCATCGTTGACTTTCATCTGAGCGTCAATGAAGAGTTGCTTGCGGCTTTCGCCCGACAATGCCTGTTGCGACATCTTCTCATACGACCAGTCGGGAAGTTGCAACTGCGTGAAGAACATCTGCCGCAACTCGTTGACATAGAATTTGAGGTTTTCAATCGCCTGTTGCCATGTGACATACTGTGCTGTACTGCCTTTCGGGTACTGCATAACAGCCTTAAACTCTTTGTCTTCTCGCTTTTCATCGCCGAACTGAATAACCTCGTCAGCAAGCACGACGAAGATAGGTTTGGAGTTCTTGCGGAGGTAGTTGCCGTTGCGTGACAACGCCCACTCAATCTCGTACACGGTTTTTGATGTGTCCTCCCATATTGGGGTCGGTCGGAAAATGTAAATGGCGGGTATCTTTCCGACAGTGATTTCTTCATTTTCAATCTCCGTCCATTCGCCGTTCTCGTTGCTATACTTGACATGGCGTGTTGCTGTGTATGCGTCTAAATACTGTACGTTTTTCTTGCCAACCTTGCGCGAGTAGCCGACGGACATAGCAATCATATCGCCGTACTCGTCCAACAGTGGGTAGAGGTCGTCGCCGAGCATAGGCGAGAAGTTGCGGCAGCGGAACTTTAATTTACTGTCGAATCCATACAGGTTGTTTTCGTTCTCAACCGCATACCATAGTGTCATTACCTCGCAGCCCGCAAACAGCATATTCAGTCGCTCCACATTCACGCTGTTTATGCGGTTGCGGTCAAAGATGGTTTCAATGTACGACGCAATCTCCTTTTGCGTGTCATTTTCTGGGCGATATACTCGCTTGATAGGTATGCCGCAGCACAGTTCCGTCATGCGCTTTGTGGCGAGGCGTTGCAGGTCGCAGGTTACACGGGTGACATACTCCACGCCGTCGTCCGACACGATGTCGGGGTATTTCTGTTTGTTCATCACTGGGTGCTTCGTGGGGTCGAACTGCTGCACCAAACCATAACGCCCGCCCCACACTGGGACGATAATCGTCTTTTCTTTGAGGGCTGACACCTTTTGCGCCGCCGTCATTTCCGTTGAGAGTAGGATTTTTTCGATTGTCATACTGCTTTGATTTATAGATTTG